TGAGGGTATCAGTACTGGACGAGCGGCGTCGATTGCTCGGACTGAGGTACATAACGCTAATCAGTTTGGAACGATGGAGGGATACAAACAGGGTAATCTCCCGATTAAGATATGGGTGTCAGTGACTGACGCTAATACTCGAGGTAACGATCCAGATGATATCGCTAATCATCTCGAGATGGATGGTGAGGAGGTACCGCTCGAGATGCCTTTTAGCAATGGTCTGATGTATCCCGGCGACTCAAGAGGATCAGCGGCTGAGACGATAAATTGTAGGTGCCAAATATAATCGTATGGTATTATTAAAGATATAAATTATTAAGCGTATGCCTAGAATCAAATCCGGACAAAAATCACTCACCTCATTTCCAGTCGAAATCAAGGAGATCAATAAAGAGAAGTACACGCTTACAATGGTAGCGTCGTCTCAAGATGTCGACCGTCACGGCGATACTATCCTCCAGGACGGATGGGATCTTAAGCACTTTAAGAAAAATCCAGTCATCCTCAACTCGCACAATTATAACGATGCGACTGAGGTTATCGCTCGAGCGACTAAGACCTGGATCGAGGGTAAGGGTAAAAAATCTAAGATGCTCCAGACGTGGGAGTTTGCGGTTGACGCTAATCCGAAAGCTAAAATCATTTTTGATCTATACGCCGGCGGTTTCTTACATGCCTCATCTGTCGGATTTATCCCGACTGAGTTTGATAAGCAAAAAGACGGATCGACTGATTACTATACAATCAAGTCAGCTGAGCTCCTTGAGGTTTCAGCGGTATCAGTCCCAGCTAATGCGGCGGCTACTCTCGCTAAAGGTATCGGAGTCGAGATGGATGATTTCCGTAAGGTTGTCAAAGTGATTGACGAGGACGATGAGACTGAGGATGAAATCGAAACTCCAGACGAGGAGGAGACTGATGTCGATCCAGAGGATGAGGACGAGGTTGAAATTCCAGACGAGGATGAGGTTGAGACTCCAGAGGATGAGGACGAGACAGTCGAGCCGGATACAGAGGAGCAAGAGCCGGAGATCCCAGAAGAGAAAAAGATCAAGGCTCCCACTAAGACGTCTCTTTATGCTAAAGCTATCCACAAATTAAACGGACGACAAGAGATGGAATTAAAGATCGCACGTGATACAATCGAGAAAATGCTCAAGGGAGAAAGTACCGAGGTCAAGCGAGATTTTAACTCGATTATCCGGAGACTCCTCAAAGCTAAAAAGTAATACTCCCAGTCGATCCCTCTTACGAGCTACGGACTCAAAACGATTTATCCGATTTAATCATAATTATTATGACTAAGTTTCTAAAGTTTTTGAAATCCTTGACTGAGCGTGGTTACGCTACTGAGGTAGAAAAAGCGAAAGCTGTTGAGATGCTAAAAGCTCTCGATGGCGAAGATCAAGCTGAGGTCGCTGAGGCGGCTGAGGCGGTTGCTGACTTACCGGAAACGGCTGAGGAGGCTGAGGCTCAAGCGGACGAGGATGATGCTGACGGTGATGCCGTCGAGAAAGGTATCAAGGCTCTGTTTGCTCGAGAAGGAAAGCGGCTAGAAAAATCTCTTAAGGGAGATCTAGCGACTTACATGGCTGAGCAAAAAGAGCTCATGGCTAGTAAGGCTGGTGCGTACCATCCGGACGTACAAGCGAAACGTAAAGAGCTTAACAGCACTTTGCGTAAGACTGTCTCTGGTATCGTAGCCGGTGACTTGTCTCTTATCAAAGAGATGACGTCTGACGATACGGGATCTCCGTACGCTGGTTACACTGTTGACTCTGAGCTTTCAGCTGAGATCCGACACTTGATGACTGAGTACGGTGTTGCTCGACGTGAGATGGAAAGTGTCCAACTTACTAAAGGCTCATACAAAGTAAACGATCTCGTCACTGACGTAACTGTTTACTGGGTAGACGAGGGAGCGGTTGTTAACTCAACTCAAGCTGTACTCGGTCAAGAAACGCTAACTCTTAAGAAATTGGGAGCGATCGTGACTATGACGTCTGAGCTGTTGGAGGATACTGAAATCGATCTTATCTCATTTATGGCGTCACGTGTCGCTGAGGGATTCGCTCGAGCTGAGGACCAGGCTTTCTTTACAGGAACTGGATCAGCGGCGTTTGGTGGTTTCACTGGACTCCTTTCAGCGTCTGGAGTTAATGAGGTTACTCTAGCTGGTACTACTTTTGCGAGTATGAAAGCTGAGGACTTGATTGACATGGTAGACAAAACTCCATCTGGAGCTTTGGGTAATGCTAAGTATTACCTCCATCGTACTATTATGTCTGTTGTGCGTAAGCTCCGAGAGGATGCTGTCACGGCGGCTGATGGTGCTGGAGCTTTCATTTATCAAGCTCCGTCTCAGTCTGGACCGGCTACAATCTGGGGATACCCGACTGTACTGGTTGAGGCTATGCCTGGTATCGCTGATACCGCTGTCGATACATCGTTTGTATTGTTTGGAGATCTCCGAAAGGCTTGTATCTTTGGGTACAAGGGAGCTCTTAAGGTCAAGCGATTCGATGCCGGTGAGGTGCGGAACGTGGCTGACAATGCTGATATCAACTTGCTTACAACTGATCGAGAGGCGATCCGATGGACTCAGCGAGTGGGATACATTACTGTCATCCCGTCAGCGGTCACTAAGCTGACAACAGCGGCGTCTTAATCCTAAGACTCTGATGTAATAAAAGTCCTCGGTGTGGGAGCCGGGGGCTTTTATTGTGTCTGAGTGTGATATCATACAGTTATGATTTTCCAAGAGAAAAAAGTCGAGGAGGGATGGGAGTATAAGATCAATGACGTCTTTGGAGTGATGGAGTTTTACTCTGATGAGAAAATTATCGTCGATGTCCTGGATGATATGGTATTATTATTACTAAGACAGAACTTGTCAGCTCTCGTCGTAAAAGGCGAGGTCAAAACTGAGCAAGGGATAGTCCGGTACACTTTCACAAAGGAACCTCAGTGGGGAGAAGTCTCTCCAGAGGAGGAGGCTGAGTGGGATGATCCAGAGGATCGAGATATATGCGAAAATACACCTACATCGACAGACGAACCGGAGAGCGAGTTTACTCGGATCTCCCTTTACGTCCGTCGTATTTTCAAAAAGTTACGGAAATCCGTGGCGGTCCTCCGGGACATATGGAGAAATCCCCAGTAATTAATAAAAAAAATGTCTGATTGTTTACAAATATATATAGATAAAACCTCGCCATATACTGATAAAGTAACTCCATATACTGATCAAGTAACTCCTTATACTCCGATTTGCTTTACTGTGGATTTCTTATTTATGGATAATAGTGACATGCTATTTATGGATAATAGTGACTTTAGTTTTATGCTATAATTTTTGTATGAGTAATTTAATTGATAAAATCCCCACTCCTTTAATTACTATCGACGGAACAGAGCAAGTATACGCTGTTAAAAATTTGTCAACAGACGTAAGATTTCCGGTCCAGCTAATAGCTGATTTAATAACAATAAATACAGCCAGAATCGAAGACGATGCCGTCACTGACGCCAAAGTAAGTGCGGCAATTCGTCTATCTTTAGGAAAGGCAGACTCAGCTCAACAACCTCCAAGTGAAGGTGCATTTGTAAACGGTGACAAGACAAAGCTAGACACTTACAGCGAAGCTAATCAGACAACTAACAACGCCAAGGTTACCTACCCAAGTGCAGACGCTACCAAAGTTGGTCACATTACAGTCACCCAGGCAGTCAACCTCGACACGATGGAGAGTGATATTGCTGCCCTTGTAAACGGGATGGTGTACAAAGGTGATTGGGATGCTTCAGCAGGAACATTCCCAGGCAGCGGTTCAGCTCAAATTGGTTGGTTTTACAACGTGTCTGTAGCCGGAACAGTAGACAGCATAGCTTTTGCTGTTGGTGACAGTATTATTGCTAAAGTAGATGATGCTTCAACTAGCACTTACGCTGCCAACTGGGTAAAGAAAGACCAGACTGACGCAGTACAATCTGTGGTTGGTCTTTTGGGCACAATTACAAAGTCAGCATTACTTGCTGCATTGAACGTGGTTGACGGAGCCACAGCCAACAGCACTAACGCAACTCTTCTTGCTCGTGCCAACCACACAGGCACACAACTAGCTGCAACCATCTCAGACTTTGTAGCTACCGTAAGAGCTACTGTACTAACTGGACTCTCTACTGCTACCAGCACCGCTGTAGTAGCGGCTGATACTATTCTAGTGGCGATTGGTAAGCTACAGGCTCAGGTGTCGCTTAAAGTTACTGGCCCAGCCTCAGCCGTAAACAATAACTTCGCCGCATTTGATACGACTACAGGCAAACTAATTAAAGACAGTAGCAGTAAGGCTAGTGACTTCGCAACCGCAGCCCAAGGAACTACAGCAGACAACGCATTACCTAAAGCAGGAGGCACAATGACAGGTAACATTGCTCTTAATGGTAACTATCTTTCAGGAGATGGAGGTGACGAAGGTGTGTTTGTGGCAGCCAACGGCAACGTCGGCATCGGGGCGAATAATCCTGGTGGAAAATTAGATATTAGAACTAGTGGTATTGGATTAAAATTAACAGATTCTGGTGGTAATGCTTATATAGAAAATAGCGACACTTGGGGGCTAAAATGGAAATTTGCTAGGGAGTCAGCAAACGCAGAAATGAATCAAGCGAATACTGCTTGGCAATTTAATATTAACCAGACTGGTGGAGGCCTAACAAAGTTCAGATTCAATAATAATAAAACAACTTCAGGTGGTGTTGCGGGTGCAATTATGGATTTGAATATCGATAGGAGCGCAGCATTTTATGGCAACGTCGGCATCGGGACGACGGCTCCCGACACCAAACTCCAAGTAGCAGGGGCTATCACACAACAACCACTATCCTCTGACCCAGCAGACCCAGACGCAGGGAACAGTGTACAGTGGGTGAGTTCGGGAGTTGGCTCTGGCGATGCAGGAGACATTATGCTTAAAGTGAATGTCGGAGGAACTACGAAAATAATCACGCTTATAGATTACTCAATAGCATAAAATATATGACAAACGAACAAGCAATTCAAATCCTTACCAACGTGACCGAGAGTATCTCACTGAGCTACAAAGACCACGTAACGGTAAAGCAAGCACTAGAGGCACTGACGGTAGCAGAAGAAGTTATCACACCTAATAAATAATTATGTCAACATTAACAATTGAACTACGAACAGGACGAACCGAAGAAGCTATCCATCTTGATACTGCACTAGCATCAGGCTACAAAGCTAAAGTAGATTCTGTCACAAAAAAAACAGCTACTGATATTGCAGATGACTGGGCAGTTGCAGGAGCAACCGATGTAAAGAAATTCACACACGAGGACGGAACTGTAGATGTAACCTACACTCTGACTACTGAGATTGATAACCCCATATCAGCAATCGACCACGGAAAAGCTGTGGTGCGGAAACGGTTTGCAGAACTTGACGCTCAGCTAGAAGCGGATACCACCAAACTAAGGGCAGAAGCTGGCTGGAAAGAATAATATGACAAAGGTATTATTGGACACAGATAAAGCAGCAGTAATCTAACGTGACCCCACTAATCCCATCAGGTAGACACTGGATAACGACACAAGACCAACCGTTTACTCTATCTGACGGGACGGTTCTTGTTGTACCTAAAGGCTTTGTCTTTGACGGGCACAGCCTAGGAGTAGTCCTTAGCGGCTTTCTCAACGCCTACAGCTACGACATGTACGCTGCTTTGCTTCATGATTTTACGTATAGATACAATATCGGCACTCGTAAGGACGCAGATGATGAGTATCTACGCCACATGGAGATGTACGGAGCTAACTTGATACGCCGCTACACGTTTTACACAGTTGTGCGCCTTGTTAGTTGGTTGTTTTGGTGATGTGCTACAATAAATTCATATGTCAGCTAAAGGATACACAAATAAAACAAATATAGAAAACTTTGGACTTATCGATATTAATGCCACTTTCGCTAGTTCTCAGTTAGACGCCTGGATTGAGGGTGTTGAGGATATTATTGATACTGAGACCGGGAGAAACTTTATAGCAGATAGTGAGGCTAGTGATCGGATGTTTAATGGTCAAGGTGACAGAGCTCTCGTAATCGATGACGCTATCGAGATCACACTTGTCGAGGTCGGACTTGATGACTTTGGAGGATCGTTTGTTACTGTCCCGGATACTGGTAGTAACCGATATTTTACTGAGCCAGCTAATCACGTCTCTAAAGAAAAGCCAGTAACTAAAATACTTCTCCGGGATCGTCTCTTTACTACTGGGATGCAAAATCATCGTATTACTGCCAAATGGGGATACTCAGTGGCGGTCCCTAAAGATATCCAGTTTGCCGCTACAGTTTTTGCTTTTGGTATCGTAAACCAACAAAAACAGGGAGGGAGTAGTGTTAAATCTGAGAGGATAGGTAACTATCAAGTTTCATACAACTCAGAGGACGGACGTGACAGCTGGGGCGATTTTGCTCGAGCGATGGATATCCTCAACGGTTATAAAAGATACTACTTATAATATGTCTAGTATCTCTCGATTATTTACTGAGTCGGTATCTGTTACTAGGATGGTCTGGGCCGGGATGACGTCGAGTGAGACCGCCGGGATTACTTTTAGTGGTCACGTCCAGCAAGCCGCTCCTCAGACAGCTGAGTCGATCGGAGAGACCTGGAGTAAAGTATTCTCGATATGGTGTCCGCTCGGTACTGATGTCACTGAGGGAGACAAGCTGACTGTCGCTGTCGGTAACTATGCCGGGACGTACAACGTACAACAGATACAGAAAAACGCTGTCGGAGAGAACGCTCATCTCGAGCTCGTCGTAACACTTACACAATGATCCTCAATATAAAACGAGCTGTCGCTATAGCGGTCGGACTCTTTATACTTTCAATCATTTTATTTATGCCGTCGACGACGGTTACTCAACCGGTGACTCCTCCAGTGGATGACGAGCCGGCTTTACTCCCGGCTCCGGAGCCTTTGATCCTCGCAACCTCGACGAGTGTCACTGAGCCGGAGCCGTTACCGCCTGGAGTTACATGCCTTGCTGACTGTCCGCTCATCGAGGCTCTTAATAATATAGTCGAGGACTTTGTACGACTGACGTACCAGGATAAGCCGGTGCTGATTAAGATCGCTGAGTGTGAGTCGACGTTTCGACAATGGGATCCATATACGGGGGAGCCACTGAGTAATCCAAACAGCTCAGCAACGGGAGCGATGCAACTGATGGCGTCATATCATCGAGAGCCGGCGAGTAATCTCGGATGGGATATTGATACGCTTGAGGGTAATCTCGCTTATGCTGAGTACCTTTATGATACTGAGGGCGTTACTCCCTGGGATGCCTCTCGATATTGCTGGGGGAGTGCAAATATGGCTTTAAATAAGGCTATATCAGATATCGAGGGGGTCTCCCCTCTCCTTCTCGCTGTCCGGTAAGAGGGTCCGGGGGAGTGATTTCGAGACACACGTCGACGGGGGAGAGAGGAGTGGTATACTTTTATATATGGCTGATCAAAACATAAAGATCATAGGACTCAAGGAGCTCAAGATGGCGGTCAAACGTCATCCAGACAAGATAAAAAAGTCAGCTCAAACGTATCTCGTCCGCTCGATGGCGGTGTATCGGTCGGGGATTATAAATGATCCCTGGAGAGTTGGTGGTAAAGGAGGAGGAGCTCCAGTAAGTAACGATCCTCGATACCAGAATAAGCGAAATAAGAAATCTCAAAAGGCTCGATCTGGTAATCTCCGGGATACTCACGTCACTGATATCCAGGCTTTGAGAGCGATGATCGGTCCTAATGAGGATGCCGCTCCGTATGCGGCGGCGGTACATGATGGATCTGATCGAGGACTCAAGGCTCGACCATGGCTCGAGTACGTCAAGGAGGATAAAGATAGTGAGATCCAAAAGCTCGAGCGTGATATGCTTAGAGATATCACAAATGATCTCGCTAGTTAATACATATGTACGAAACTTTAATCCAAAAAATAAAAGCATCGCTGACAGCTACAACCGGAGTCGCCTCTTTTAGTAACGTCCCGGGAGCTAATATCACATCGTACCCTCACGTATTTTTTAAGCCGGATGGATTTTCTAATGAGTTTCACACTGGTCAAGAAAATGAAACGGTGTACAACTTTTTAATGATTGTACTGGTATCCGCTGAGGGTACCGGAGGCTCAGCTGAGAAAGCGTTTACTGAGGTACTCCCCTCGGTTGTCGATAACATCATCGAGAAGTTTAACGCTGACTGGGACCAGGGAGTTATTGATGGTCATCGAGTCAGAGTACTGATTGACTCAGCGGCGTCATGGCAACTGTCGGAGGAGGATAAGGCTCTGGTCGCTTATGCTCCCCTCTCGCTCCAGATTAAGCTCCTTGTTAACGTCTAGGGTGTGGTATTATTATGGTAATAAATTATCAGAGATTTATATTAAAAATTGCTTATGGAAATTATAGGACGACAAATTGAGATCGGAGTGGCTACAGAGTCAACTCGAGGAACCGCTGAGACTACCGCTGACAAGTGGGGTCGTAAAGTGACTGCTAACGTAGTCGAGCGAGCATTGCACGCTATTGATGAAACTACTCGAGGACGCCTGGAGGATGGTGAGGGACGTCGAGTTGTACAACGGTATATCGAGGGAGATATGGAGGGTATCGCTCATGCTGATATGATCGGATTTTTGTTTGCTAACTTGTATGGTCTAGCGGTGACAACTGAGGTAACAGCTGAGGAGGCTTTCTCTCACGTGTTTAACCTTAAGCAAAACATCCAACATCAATCTCTGACTCTATTCGCAAAAGATGGCTCAGTCCAGCAATCTGTATACGCTAACGCAATGATCTCATCTCTTGAGATCTCAGCGGCGATCGATGATTATGTACGATTTACCGCCAGCTTTATCGCCTCAACCAGTGCCAGCAACTCAGATACTCCGAGTTACGATACTGAGTACGACTGGATCGCTCGAGACATTACTGTCAAACTAGCTGAGACAGCTGGAGGACTGACTGGAGCGTCAGCGGTAAAAGCTAAAAGTCTATCAGTCAGCTTTGATCAAGGACTAATCCGAGACCATGTAGTGGGATCTCGAAACGCTGACGACGTGTACAACGCTAAGATGATGATCGAGGGATCTATGACTCTCAACTTTACTGATGAGACGTTTAAGGATTATTACCTCGGAGATGATGATCTGTATATGAGTATCACTCTAGCTGGAGAGGCTGATCTAGGATCTGGAGATAATCCAACGCTGGAGATCCTGCTCAATAAGGTACAGTTTCAAGACTGGAACCGAGACGGAGCGGCGTCTGACTTGATTACTCAAGAGGTAAACTTTCGAGCTTTCTACAATGCGGCTGATCAAAAGCAATCGCAAGTCACGCTCCAGAACGCAACCGCCTCATATCCAAACGTACCGACGTCATAATCTCACTGAGACTATACACACTGGACCGCTACTATGGCGGTCTTTTGTGTAGTATGATACAGTATAATCATATGGAAAAAGAAAAAACAGCAAGAGAAGTATCGGACGAGCTAATCGCTAACGGTAAAAAGCTAACGCTAGGACTTACAATCCCTCTAGTGTTATTTATCTGGGGAGCGTTTGTCATGCCGTTTGGTATCATCTTATGGATTATCGCTCTAGTGATTTTTACAAAAGTATTTAATTCGTAATATATATGCCAGTACTAAAGGAAAGGGAGACCAAAACGATCAAACTAAAAACAATCGAGGGAGGAGAAGTGGAGGTATATACCAGTCTGACGGCGGCTGATGCTGAGGCGATGAGTAAGCTCCAGGCTGAGCATCCTATTACCGCTCCCCTCCAGATTATCCTTAAGAGCTGGAACTTGACGAACGCTGAGGATAAAGTACTTAAGATCACTCCGGGTAATATCGGGATGCTTAATCTGATTGACGTCAACTATATCGCTGATGAGTGCGGTATAAACGATCGGACTTTTTTAGCATCGGAGCCAATCGAGAATGGCTCCGAGTAAAAGCTCGAGTTTGTAGAGAGTACAAATGGACCGAGGCTGAGTTTGACTCAACCAGCTGGGACTTTATTGATGTTATACTAGAGACACTGGAGGCTGAGCATAAGCACAGTGTTAAAATGAATAAAAAGTATGGCGGAAAATCGTAAACTCAATATCATCCTGGATCTGGTCAATAAAGTCTCCGGCAAGCTGACGCCACTGGAGAAAGATCTTGATCGTACTGGTAAAAAAATGCGAGAAGTCGGGAGGTCTATGACTCTCGGTATCACGGCTCCTCTAGCTCTAGCGGCTGGAGCTTTTGTGAAAGCCGCCGCTGATGCTGAGGAGACTGAGAATAGATTTCGACAGGTATTCGGATCTCTGTCTGATGATGCCGGAGCGTTTGCTGATGAGCTGGGAGATGCTGTCGGTCGATCGAGTATAAAAATCATGGATGGTCTATCGACTTTCCAGAGTTTTTCTGTCGGTATGGGGTTTGCTCGAGAGGAGGCGTCAGAGATGTCAAAGAGTATCCAGACGCTCGCTCTCGACTTTGCATCGTTTAACAACATCTCCGACGATGAGGCGATGCAACGATTTATCTCAGCTCTCTCCGGATCGTCTGAGGTGCTCGATCGTTTCGGTATCAACATTAAACAGAGCGCTCTTGATCTCGAGCTCCAGGCTCAAGGTCTAGCAAACTCGACTAGTGAGGCAACTGAGCAACAGAAAGTAATCGCCAGGCTTGCGATTATCATGCGAGCGATGACGGACCAGGGAGCAACCGGTGACGCTATCCGTACACAGGACTCCTTTACTAACCAGATGAAACGTCTCAACGATGCTTTCCTGGATTTTCGGGTACAACTAGGACGAGACATTATCCCGGCTTTGACTGGTTTGGTTACGGCGGCTGGTAATGCTTTGGAAAAGTTTAACGGACTCTCAGATGGTACTCGTAAATCTATTATTGTGTTTGCGACTTTCTTAGCGGTGCTCGGACCGGCGTCGATGGTGGTCGGAGGTGTGACTAAAGCTCTCATCGGATTGCGTACTGCTATGATTGCCGCTCGAGTGGCGTCGATTGCTTTACTCGGTCCCTGGATGCTCGTCGTAGCGGCGGCGGCGGCGGTCGCTGGTATTGTCGGAGTCAAGCTCTTTAGTGCTAATAAAGACGCTACTCAATCAACCGCTGAGCTCGAGGCTCAAATTGCATCGCTCGCTCCGACTCTCCCGGATCTAGCTGGAGGAGCGGATGGAGTTGCCGGAGCGTTTGGTAACATGGGAGACCAGGCTCAAGAGTCAGCTAAAAAGATTACTGATTTACATAACAAAGCTAAGGAGGCGTTTGAGGATCTCAACGCTGACGAGGCTGACTCTAAGCGGTCACTTGCTGAGGCTCTTATCGAGCAAGAGGAGAAAGTGTCAGACATTAAAAGCGAGCTGAGGTCAGCTGAGCGAGCTGAGGATACTGATCAAAATGCCTCATCTATTCGAGAGCTCCGAGCGTCACTCGAGACTGAGACCAAAGCTCTCAAGAGTGCTAAGTGGATCCAGATGCAATTTAAGGAGGAGGTGCTGGAGGCTGAGCGTCGAGCTGATCTTACCGCTTTTGAGCGACAG